GATCACCCCGGCGCAGAAAGAATGGGCTAAGAGCTACGCCCTGAGCGACCCGAAGGGCTTCGGCTCCTTTGTGGAGAAGGCCCCGCAAATCGTGCCGATGGACAAGATTGAGCTGGACGACGTCAAGGCCCTCAAGAGCGACGCGCTGGACGCCGACACGCTGCTGGTCTGCAAGCAGCTCGGAATCTCGCCCGACGACGTCAAGAAGTACGGTATGAAGGAGGACTAAGATCATGGCAAAACTGACTGATGTGAGAGATACCCCTGAGATCGCCAACGGCGCAAAGGTTATCGCGGTGCCTGTGAAGGGCGGTACCACCATTTATCAGGGCGCACTCGTCGCTCTGGACGCGAGCGGCTACGCAATCCCCGGCAAGAAGGCCGAAAGCCTGACCGCTGTGGGCCGCGCCGAGGAGACAGTGACAAATACGGGCGCAGACGGCGAGTTGGTCATCCGCGTCGCTCGCGGCGTATTCGTCTTTGACAACACCGCTACCTCTGCGAACAAGATCACCGCCGCCCATGTTCTCAAGCCCTGCTACATGGAAGACGACCACACCGTCACGGCGCTCGCCACGGGTGCGTCCGTGGCTGGCACTGTCATCCGCGTGGATGACGAGGGCGTCGCCGTCGAGTGCGGAGGCTACATTCCCGCTGCTGCCGCCGCAAGTGTGGGCGGCTAATCGAGTAAGGAGGTACATCCATTATGATCATCACCCCGCAGGCCCTTAGAGGCATCTATACCGCCTTCAACACGGTCTTTAACAAGGCGTTTGAAGGGCAGCATCCCACCTATGAAAAGGTCGCGACCGTCGTGCCCAGCACCAGCGAATCCGAGACCTACGCATGGCTCGGCGACATCCCCGGCATGAGGGAGTGGATCGGTGAGCGCGAGATCCAGAACCTCTCCGGCTCCGACTACACCATCAAGAACAAGGACTTCGAGCTGACTGTCGGCGTAGACCGCAACGCGGTCGAGGACGACAAGATCGGCCTCTACAATCCTTCCATTCAGATGCTCGGCGAGTCCGCCGCGCTGCATCCCGACGAGCTGGTCTACGGTCTGCTGGCCAACGGCTTCACCGAGAAGTGCTACGACGGCAAGGCGTTCTTCGCTACCGACCATCCTGTCGGCAAGGACAAGGCAAGCAACAAGGGCACCGCGAAGCTGAGCATGGACGCCTACAAGACGGCGCGTACATCCATGATGAGCCTGAAGAACAGCAAGGGCCGCCCTCTGGCGCTGGTTCCCGACCTGCTGGTCGTGCCGCCCGCACTGGAAGCGGACGCCCGCGACATCCTCGTCGCCGACTTCATCAACGGCACGAAGAACACCATGCAGGGCACGGCGGAGATCCATGTGGAGCCTCGCCTCGCAAGCGACTCCGCTTGGTTCCTGCTCTGCACCAAGCGTCCCGTCAAGCCGCTGATCTACCAGCAGCGCAAGAAGGCGAAGTTCGTCTCCAAGACCAACGAGACCGACGACAACGTCTTCATGAGCAAGAAGTTCATCTACGGCGCAGACTCTCGCGGCAACGCGGGCTTCGGCTTCTGGCAGATGGCCTACGGCTCTGACGGCACCACCACCTAAACCGCCCGGGGCAGAAAGGAGGGCACGGCATGAGCTACAGCACACGCGCTGAAGTACGGGACATGGTCAAGGACGACGCGCTCAACGCGATCATCGGCGACACCTTCATTGAAGACCCCGTCGAGCGTGAAGAGCTGGTCTCCCCGATCATCGATGCGGCGATCGCCGACGCGGACGCAGAGATCGACGGCTACCTCGCCAAGAGGTACGCCGTCCCTCTGGCCCCGGCCCCGAGGGTCATCAACAAGTTCTCCAAGGATATCGCGGTCTACAATCTGTTCTCCCGCATCGGCATCGACGAGGGGACGGATCAGAAGACCTACCTGAACCGCTACAACGCGGCGATCAAGTTCCTCACGCTGGTCGCGGAGGGCACGGTGTCCATCGGCACGGAGACGGAAGACCCGGCGAGCGCAGCGGCGGGCGGCTTCAAGGTCAAGTCCAACAGCCGCCTGTTTACCCGCGAGAAGATGAGGGGGATGTAACGCATGGCCATGTACAGCATCCGGCTCGACGGCGACACGCGGGCGATGCTCCGCAGGATCAGGAGCTTCTCGGAGATCGACAAGCAGGGCATCAATGCGGCACTGGCTGAGGGCGCGCGAGTCGACGCTGGAACGGTTCAAGCAGAGCAAAGGCCCGGACGGGCGCAGATGGAAGACCTCCATCCGCGCCGCACAGGAGGGCGGCAAGACGCTCATCCAGTCTGCACAGCTCCGCAACTCCATCCACGACAAGTCGGACGCCTCCGGCTTCGCGGTCGGCACGAACGTCAAGTATGCGGCGACGCATCAGTTCGGAGAACCGGGCCGCACCATCCGGGCGCGGAAGAAGAAAGCCCTCCGTTTTCAGGTGGGCGGCAAGTGGGTCACGAAGAAGCAAGTCCGCATCACCATCCCGGCCCGTCCCTTCCTCGGTCTCTCAGAGGACGATATGCAGGAGATGAAGGCGACGGTCGAGGAGTTCATCCAGAAGGAGGATTGATCTCTTGCTCTACACGGAAAGCAAGCAATATCTCATCGACAAGCTGAAAGCGGCGGGCATCAAGTCCAAGCCGTTTACCACAGAGAAGGCTCTGGAGAAGAGCCAGGAGTCCCACATCGGCGCGGTCTTGTTCGAACGTGAGACTTTCACCCGAAACGGTTCCAAAAAGAGATACAGAGACGAAGAGGGAACGCTGCACAAAAGGCGGAAGATCATGGAACGGGCGACCACGTTCGGCGTGATCATCGGCGGCTACACCGATAATGAAGTCGAGGAGATATTTGACCGCTTTGTGGCGAGTCTTGACCGTGGCATCTACATCGACGGCAACTTCGTCCCCATTGAGATTGAGGGAGCGGATTGGGTCGACAAGGACGACTCACTCCTGAAAGCACAGGTCGCCGTGCAGGTGATGATCACCTTCAACGGCGGCGTTTACCGCGACACGGGCTTCGCACCTCTGACCGATGTCAGAGTGACGTCCGTGGAGAAGATCACATGAAAGGAGCCTACAGATGGCGACTAAAACACAGAAGCCGGAAGGCGCTGCCGCACCGGAGCTTGTGCCGATCGACAAGCTCCGTGAGCAGCACAAGGTTGGGCGTGCCACCTACGCGGGCGTATGCGCCGCGAATGGCTGGCGGCCCGGTAAGGCGATGACGGAGGACGAGTTCCTCGCCGCCGTCGCCAAGTTCAACAACAGCCCGATGAACGGGCGTAAGAGCAAGGAGGCGAGGAAGTAATGCTTAGAGATGTACGCAGCAACGTCACGGACGGACTGCTCGGCTTCGCAACGGCAACGGGCGACGGTCTGCACATCAAGATCGGCGTCTCCCCCTCTGTCACCGAAAAGCCCATCACCATCCTCGGCAGCATGGGCGCAAGCACCATCAAGTCCAAGCTGGGCCTGTCCCCGCTGGCCGATGCGGTCATGGACGCGGTGCAGGGCGGCGCGGCCCGCGTGTTCTGCATCCCCGTCGCCGCGAGCACCGCTGGCACGATCGGCGAGGTCACGAAGACGGGCGACGGCGGCGGCAGCGTGACCGTGCAGGGCTCGCCCAACAACGCCTACGCGCTCACCGTGCGCTTCACCGCGCAGGGCGGGCTCAACACCGCAGCCTTCGTCTACTCCATCGACGGCGACAACTTCTCGGATGAGATCACCGTCCCCGTCACTGGCAGCTACGAGATCGAGGGCACGGGTCTGACGATCAAGTTCACCGAGGCGAGCTCGCCGGATCAGAAGCCCAGTTCCTTCCTCGTGCGCGACACCTACACCCTCAAGACCACTGCACCGAGCATGACGAACGGCGATGTGCTGGGCGCGATTGAGAAGATCAAGAGCTTCAGCGAGGAGTTCGAGTTCGTCCACATAGTCGGCGGGAGCACGGTGGAGCTGTGGGAGGCGGTCAGTGAAGCACAGAAGGATCTGATGACGGTCTGCCACAAGCCCTGCTTCTTCCTCATGGAGGCCGCCTATCCCGCCGACGAGGCAGATGGTGACCTGAGCGATTGGGCGCTGAAGATGGAGGCAGACCGTAAGCGGATCAAGAACTCCGACATTCAGGTCTGCGCCGCATGGGGTCGCCTTGTGCGGCTGGACGGCACCACGCAGATTGTCAACCTCGCGGGCCTCGCCTCCGGGCGCTACGCCATGACGAAGGTGAGCGTGTCCATCGGCAAGACCAAGGACGAGGACGCGCTGGGCTTCCCCAAGACGAAGCTGCTGGAGCTGGTTCCCATCGGCTACGACAGCACCGTCATTGAACTGCTGGACGTCGCGGGCTACATGACCTTCCGCGAGTACGACGGCCTTGACGACATCTTTGTCTATCACACGAAGATGATGTGCAAGGACGGCAGCGACTTCCGCTATGCCGAGGATGTGCGTGTGAAGAACAAGATCATCCGCGAGACACGCAAGAAGGCGCTGCAGTTCAAGAACGACGACATCGACCTTGAGGACATTCAGGGCGAGCTGGACGCGCGGGCGAAGTTCATCAGCGTGCCGCTTGACCGCATGGTGGAGGACAAGGAGATCAGCTCCTATGAGACCACCGTGGACGAGAGCTGCTACGATACCTTCCTCGAAGATGAGACCATGAGCGTCATCATCCGCTACCTCTCCAGAGGCTACATCCGCGAGGTCGTTATCGACATCGGGCGCTCGGCTCTGAGCAGCAACTAAGGGAGGAGGACAGGCAATGCTGAAGGTAAACGGAAAAGCCTATGATTGGGGCGATGTGGATCTGAAAATCCCCGGCCTGAACATTCAGGTGCAGGAGATCAGCTATGACGACGAGCTGGAGATAGAGGAAGTCTACGGCTCCGGCTCCAAGCCGCGCGGCTACGGCACAGGCAACTATAAGGCGTCCGGCAAGCTCTCCATGCTCCGCGACGACTACGACGATCTGCTGGCCTACTGCAAGCAGAAGGGCGTTCCCTTCTACAAGATGGAGCTGCCCTCCATCATCGTCTCCTACGCCAACGAGGGCGCACGCACGAAGATCGACGAGCTGAAGAAGGTCAAGTTCTCCAAGCGCAACAACAAGGCAGCGCAGGGCGACAAGAGCCTCACCGTCGACGTCGACATGAAGATCGTCGGCGGCGTGTATCAGGACGGCGTCGCACCCGTCTAAGGACAACATTTTTGAGAATAACAAGGAGGAAGTCACACTATGGAAAGCACCAACAACCAGACCCCCGCCCGCAGCAGCGAGGAACAGCTCAAGGCCAAGTACGGCGGCAAGCTCTACCGCGTCGGCATCACCGTCCCTGTGGATGATGAGAGTGAGAAAGAGTTCTCCTACTACTTTAAGCGCCCCACCGTCCCCAGCTATGACCGCTACATCAAGACCGCTGCGCAGGGCATCACCAAGGCAAGCAAGGCGTTCATGCTGGACGCGGTCATCGATGAGGACGCCGAGCGTCTGACGAAGGACATGGAGGAGAACCCCGGCATCGCGATCTCCATCGGCAATAAGCTGACGGAGATCCTCGGCCTGACGGGTACGGCAAATTTGAAGAAGCTCTAAGAGAACGGGTCGCGGAGGTACGGGAGAGCTTCGTGGAGCGCGGGCTCCTTGAGATCTATCGTTTTGTGCCTCCGCCTCTCTTAGAGACCTTTGACCCCGAAACGATTGACGACGTCGACGAGTTCCTCGGATGGGTCGCAAAGGCCCGCTTCATGCAGGAGCTTGAGGAGGGCATCGTCACCCGGGCGATCGTGCGAGCGTTCCCCGAGTGACGGCCTCCCGTCGCCGATCGTTTTTCCGCCTCTATCTCAAACTGGAGGTGAAAGCAGAAAATGAGTTTAGAGTCCGTATTTAAGCTGTCGCTCATTATGAACATGATCGACAACCTCTCCGGGCCGATGGCGGGCGTGGCGTCCAAGGTCGGCGCAAACGTCTCCAAGCTGGACGCCGCAAGCCAGACCTTCGGCAGCATGGCAAAGGCGGGTGCGGCGATGCAGGAGACGGGCTCACAGATCGTAAACGCTGTGCTCGCCCCGGTAGAGGCGACCTTTGAAACGCGGCGTGCGCTGGGTGAGCTGGCCTCGCTGGGTGTGCAAGACCTTGAAGCGGTCGAAAACGCCGCACGCAGCTTCTCCGATCAGTGGGCGGGCACGTCGAAGGCGGACTTCATCAGCGCGGCCTACGACATCAAGAGCGGCATCGCCTCCCTCTCTGATGAGGGCGTCGCAGAGTTCACAAGCCTCGCGGCCCTGACCGCAAAGGCGACGAAGTCCACGGCGGGCGAGATGACCTCGCTGTTTGCCACAGGCTACGGCATTTATAAAGACTACTACAGCGACCTGAGCGACATGGAGTTCGGCGAGATGTTCTCGGCTGGCATCTCCGACGCCGTCCGAGCGTTCAAGACCTCCGGCTCCGGCATGGCGCAGGCAATCCAGAACCTCGGCGCATCGGCGACCACGGCGCAGGTGCCGCTGGAAGAGCAGCTCTCCGTCTTGGGTATGCTGCAAGCAACGATGGGCGGCGCGGAAGCGGGCACGAAATACAAAGCCTTCCTCCGCAGCGCCACCAAGGGCGGCGAGGCGCTGGGGCTCAAGTTCACAGACGCCAACAACCAGCTCCTGAGTATGCCGGAGATCCTCGACATCCTGCGGGGCAAGTTCGGCGAGACAATGGACGCCGCCGAAAAGATGGAGCTGCAGAAAGCCTTCGGCGACACCGAGGCCGTAGCGCTCATCGACCTGATGTATAACAAGGTCGGCGACCTGCAGGACAACATCGTCAATATGTACGGCTCGCTCGGAAAGGGCGTGTCGGTCACGGAGCAGATGGCCTCCGCCATTCAGGAGACGGAGCCGGAACGCTTCGAGCGACTCAAGCAGCGCATCCACAACGTCACTGAGAGCATCGGCAACTCCCTGCTCCCCACGGTCAACGACCTGATGAGCAAGGGCGAGGGCGTGATGACGAAGGTCGGCTCGTGGATCGAGAAGAACCAAGAGCTCGTCAAGGTCATCATGCTCATCGTTCTTGCGGTGGGCGGTTTCCTCGCCGTAGGCGGCACGCTGATCGCCCTGATCTCCGGCGTCGGCCTCGTCGTGACAAAAACGGTCAGCGCGTTCAAGATACTCAAGGGCGGCTTCGCACTGGCGCGAGGGGCGCTCACACCACTCATATCCTCGGTGTGGAGCTTCACGGCGGCGCTGCTGGCCAACCCCGTCACATGGGTCGTCATTGGCATTGTGGCCCTCATTGCGGCGCTGGTGCTACTCTACAACAAGTGTGAGTGGTTCCGCAATGCGGTCAACTCCGTCATCAACTTCTTCAAGGAAACGCTGACGGCGGTGGGCTCGGTCGCGAAGTCGGTGTTTGAAGGCATCGGGAACGTGATCGGCTCCGTCATGGACGCGGCAAAGGCGACCGTGTCCGAGAAGCTGTCCAACATCAAGACGGCCTACGAGGAACACGGCGGCGGCATTTCCGGCGTCGCAGCGGCGGCGATGGAGGCGGTCAAGGGCTGGTACACAGCGGGCTACACCTTCATCGACAACCTCACGGGCGGCAAGCTCTCGGAGATCCGTGGGAAGTTCTCGACGGCCATGAGCAACATCGTCCAAGGCATCTCACAGAAGTTCACCGACGCACGCACCGCCTTCTCCAACGGCCTGAACAACATCAAGAACGCCGTCTCCGGCGCGGTCACGTGGTTCTTCGAGTCCGGCAAACGGATCGTGTCCACCTTTGCAAACGGCATCAAGTCCGCCTTCAGCAGCGCGGTCGAGGCCGTAAAGGGCGGCTTGCAGAAGATCCGCAACCTCCTCCCGTTCTCTGACGCGAAGGAGGGGCCGCTGTCCACGCTGACCCTGTCCGGCCAACGCACCATGACTACCTACGCTCACGGCCTAACGCTGGCGGGCGACGCCCCGGCAGCGGCGATGAACAAGAGCCTCCAGCAGGTGCAGGGCGCTCTTGACCGCGAGCCGGAGAAGAAGATCGACCTCGGCGGCGGGAAGAAGGACAAGGACGAGAGCAGCGATGAGGGCGGCTCCGGTAAGGGTAAGCAGGTCATCATCCACAAGCTGCTCGTCCCGGTCGACCTCAAGAAGATCAAAGACCTGCAGCAGCTCCTCGCTCTTTTGCAGGAGGTCGAGGACTACGCAGCGGCCAACGAGGACGGCGAACCCGGCGACGACGAGGACGCCGCCCCGGCCCCGGCATAAGGAAGGAGGACGCTATGATCTATGTAGAAGACGAGCTGATCAAGCTCAACGGCGTCATCCTCCCCGGTCTCGTCAAAAGCATCGAGGTCATTGAGACCGCGAAGGTGGACGAGCAGGAGGTCGAGGGCAGCGCCACTAAGCCGAAACAGGCAACGGGCTACGAGGACGCCAAGGTCAACATCGAGCTGATCATCGACGACACGCCCTCGCAGACCAAGTACCAGCGATACGCAACGCTCCGGGCGGTCTTCCGCTCGCCCGGGCAGAGCGTGCCGCAGCCCATCCCCATCGTCAGCGAGGACACCGCCGCCCACGGCGTGGAGAAGGTCATCTTCAAAAAGCTGTCCCACAAGGGCGAAAACAAGCGCGGGCAGCTTACGGCTACGCTGGAGCTGTGGGAGTACATCCCGCAGACCATCACGGCAAAGTCCGGCTCCAGTTCCGGCTCCGGCAAGTCCGGCAGTGGCGCGGCGAGCAATCTGAAGGCGGACTACAAGAGCTACCTGAGCAACGAACGGGGCAAGTCCCCCGCACGGGATGACGCAGACGCCACGGCGGCGATGAACAAAGTGACCGCCATGCCGTACTAAGGAGGCCACAGTGGAAACAAAAGAACTGTACTACCCGCAGATCTCGGCACAGGCCGGTTCCTACACCTTCGAGGAAGGCGTGGAGCTTGAGATCTATTCCTCGAAGTCCTCGTATTATGATTGGGCGAAGATCCGCTTCACGAGCCAGTTCCGCCCGAAGCTCTCGCTCAAGAAGAAAGACCCCGCCACCATCCAGCTCGGCTATGACGGCACGCTGGAGGACGTGTTCACGGGCTTCGTCTCCGGCAACTACGACGGCGGGACGTATGCCAACGAGGTCGCGCTGAAGGATGAGATGCTGCTCATGGAGGAGACGATCATCAACGACACCTTCCTCGACACCACACCGCAGGAGCTGATCTCGTACTTCCTTGCACAGGCGGGCCTGTCCAAGATGAAGCTCTCCAGCAAGACCTACCCGACGCGCAAAATGCTCCCCATTCGGAGGCAGACCGCCGTCCAAGCGATCAACACCGTCAACGCGGCGTGGGGGCTTCGTGTTCCGTTCTTCTTCTCGGGCGGCGTCTTCTATTGGGACGAGAAGCCGGAACAGAAGAAAGTCTACACCTTCGAGCGCGGCGTGAACATCCTAAACCTGCGCCGCGCGGGCGGCGTATGGGAGCTGGAGACGGTCTCCGCGCCATTCATCAAGCACTCCCACAAAATAAACCTCATCCATCCGCAGGTGAGCGGTGAGGTCGAGGTCTCCAAGGTGGTCAGCAAGACCAACGACTCCGGCTTCATCCGCACCTACATCTATTTCTGACCCCGAAAGGAGGGAACCGACGTGCTCGAAGAAATGGTCGCGTCCGTTATGAAGAAGACGCTGGCGCAGGACTTCCCGCATTTGAAGCTCCCCGCCGCCGTATTCGCCACCATCGACTCGGCGGCAAAGAGCGACGCCTTTGACATTGAGGAACTGATCGTCCACAACGAAGTGACGGGCGAGGTGTTCAAGGCGCACATCACCTCCTACTGGTACGAGTACAAACTCACAGTCATCGACCGCTTCGGCAACCCCGACGCCAACTATCCCGCGCTTCCGGGAATCAAGTCTAAGAAACAGTTCAAGGCCGGGGCGGTCGTGGCCGTCGCGCTTCCCTACGGCGACCTCACCCCGGCGATCATCGGGGAGGTGGAGCTATGACGGGCCTGAACGATACGGACATCCGGCTCAACAGCGAGTGGCAGCTCACACAGGCCACAGACGGCGACGCGCCGCTCTGCTCGGGGCTGGAGTGTCTGTATCAGAACATCGTCCTTGAGGCGCTCACGCAGCCGGGAGACGTCTTCTACGACGCCGAGTTCGGCTGGGGCCTGTACGACTTCATCCAGTCCGAGGACACGGAGCTGACCCGTCTGGAGATCACCCAGCGGGTACGGCTCAAGCTGCAGAAGCGGGAGGTCATCCTCCCGGAAAGCATTGAGATCAGCATTGCGTTCGAGGATGACGCGGTCGTGCTGCACTGCTCCTTCCGCTTCGCGGAGGAGGACGCGCGGCGCGAGCTGGACGTCATCATCGGCGCGGTGAGCGTGGAGGTGGTATCAGAATGATCGACAAGGAAATACTGGACGCCGTGCTCCCTCTGCCTACGCTGGACGAGCTGAAGGAGCAGAAGGTCGAGGAGCTGAAGGACGAGGGCTTCGTCATCAGCAACTTCCATTCGGGCGGCGTGTTCTACACGATGCTCATGATCGTGCTGCGCATCAAGGTCGAGGTCATTGAGCTGCTCCGTGCCGTGCTGAACAATATGTTCGTTTCCCACGCGGGCGGCGTATGGCTCGACCTGAAGATGGCGGACTACTCCAAAAAGCGCAAGAAAGCGCAGAAGACGCAGGGCTTCGTCACCGTCAGCCGCACCGACATGACGGGCGAGGCGGTCAAAATCCCCAAGGGGCACGTCTTCAAGAGCATCCTCGACATCAACGGCGAGGAGCTGCGCTTCTTCGTACTGGAGGCAGCGACGCTGCAAAAGGGCGCGTCCTCCGTGGACGTGCTGGTGGAGGCCGAGACAGAGGGTAGCCGCTACAACGTCCCCGCTGGGCAGATCACGCGCACGCTGACCTACCTTGGCGACGCCACATTCAGCAACGCCGAGGACTGGATCGTGCGGGAAGGTAGCGACACCGAGGACGACGAGAGCGCGAGGGCGCGGACACTCCGCTCGTGGTCGGAACTGGCGCAGCGGGCGACGGAGGACACCTTCGTTGACGCGGCGGAGTCCGTCCCCGGCGTGCTGTTCGCACAGGCCGACTGCAACCACCCGCGCGGGCAGGGCACGGTGGACGTCATCGTGACAGGCACGGCGGGTGAGGCGACGGAGGGACTGCTTGCAGCAGTAAGAGAAGCCGTTGACAAGATCGCTGGCCCGTATGATAATATTCTTGTGAAGTCCTCTGTGACCGTCTCGCAGAATATCTCCGTCACGGTCACGACTGATACGGCAGACACGGACGAGGCGGTGGAGAACCGAATCAAGGCGATCCTCACCGAGCTGCTGGCCGTGCGCCGCAGCCGCAAGCTCAACGAACTGACCTTGTCCGACATCAACCACGCGATCCGCAGCGGCTACAGCGGGGCCACCAACGCGGCGGTCTCCGAGCCGGAGGCGGATGTGAAGCTGGGCAAGGACAAGGTCATCATCCTCGGCGACGTCTCCGTGACGATCGAAAGGGAGTGAGCGGATGAAGCAGTTTGACACCTTCAGCGAGTATATGTTCGACCTGCTCTTCGCCCCTTTGAAGAAGGGCCGGAAGACGGCCAACCAGCTCCGCATCTTCTTCAAGGTCATGGGACGCGAGTTCGACGACCTGAAGGCGGCAATCTTCCGCGTGCGCAACGAGGCGAACGTCGCAAGCTGCTCGGAGGTCATGCTCCCTGTGCATGGGCAAGACCGGGATATGCCGCGACTGGAGGGCGAGGACGCCGAAGCCTATCGGACGCGCCTGTCCATGAAGGGGATCATCTCACAGTGGAGCGGCACGCGGCGCGGCGTTCTCTACGCGCTGACCGCGCTCGGCTACGACCGCAGCCGGATCGAGCTGTTCGCCGAGCAGGACGCGGAACGCTGGGCCGAGTTCATCATCTTTCTGAACAGCTCCAAGCCCAGCGGCGTCACGAACCTCTCGGTCATCGACGCGCAAGTCCGCAAGGTCAAGGAGGGCAGCAGCAAGCCCGCCTACGGCATGGAGACCATCGGCGGGCTCATCATCCGCTCCCAGCTCCAGACGGGCTTCTCGCGCTATCCAAGGTGCGGAGAGATCGTGTGCGGCGTGTGGCCGCATATCGTCAGCGAAGGTCGCCTTGTGGTCTCGACGGTCATGGCGCAGGGCGGCGCATCGGGCGGCGACAATCCCTTCCCGAGAGCCGGCACATTTGCAGCCTCCGAGGAGTTCTATCACTTCGGAGCGTACACCATTTATCAGGGCTTCGCCTCGGACATTGAGGCGGGCTCGAAGGCGGCGCAGGGTGCAAAGGTCTACCTGAGATGCTCTGCCTCCACGCGCTGCTCTACCAACGCGAAAGGAGACGCGGCAGAATGAAAACATTGACTTCTATCGGTATCCAGAAGATCGGGCAGCGGTTCGTTGACTCGGTCGATCACGCGGCCTACACGCTCAACGGCGTGCCGCAGACGGTGGAGCCCTTCCGGCGCTTCGTGCAGGGCGCGAGCGCGAGAGTCTACATCTACTTCGACGACACCGTGATCGGCGACGTTGCCGAGGTGCAGCTCGTGGATAAGGACGGCGACGTCATCGCGTCGGCGAACGAACGGGTCTTCACCAAAACACCGGGCAAGGGGCTTTATATAGCCTTCAAATATAATATCTTAGAAGTGGAGGTCGAGAGCAGCAATGAAAGCCTATGAAAAAATTGGATGGCTTGATCACGTCCAAGACGTTGAGACGGGAGAGGTCATTCAGGAAGGAACGCCCGTGAGTCAGACGAACATGAACCACATGGACGACGGCATTTTTGCGAACCGCGAAGCAGCCATTCTCCATGAGGCTCAGATCGCCGACGCGCAGAAAGAGATCAAGGTGCTGAAGGACGCGACGCTGAACAACATGGTCAACAACGTCTTCCTCATCAACTTCGACACCGTGACCTCCGTTGCGATCACGTCGGGGATCTACGACTCCGTGGCGCGGAAGATCTATGTTTAAGGTCGCTTGCAGCCGAAAGGAAGCAAGCTGCATCATCGGAAGCCTGCTCGTGGAGCTGGCCCCGGTATGCGAGAAGTGCGGCGGGTCGCCGGATGGTGTGCTGAACCTGCAGACGGAGGCGGGGCTGTCCCTCACAGGGAACGCCGACGTCCTCATCACAGGGCACAGCATCATCAGTGGCAAGCCCGTCAGGATCAAGCTCACGGACTACGGCTTCGAGTATTATGGAGATCGCGCCGAACTTGCCCGCGTTCGGGAAAAGAGGTGTGTATATCATGGCGGAACCGTCAGTCCTGCAAAAGAAAACTGAGATATTTCTCGAAAGGGATATATACCCCTTGCTGAAAAACTTCCCCGCCTCCGAGAAGTTCTCCCTGTGCCAAGAGATCAAGCAATCCTGCTACAAGCTCATCCGGGCGGCTGTTATGGCCAACAACCTCACGAACGTCAACAGGCGGCTCATGTGGCTGGATGAGGCGGACGCAGAGAAGACGCTGCTGCTCGTGCTTTTGGGCGTCGCCAAGAACCAGAAGTACATCACGCAGAAGAAGCTCTTGGAGCTGCAGGGAAAGCTCGAGGAGATCGGGCGCATCATTGGAGGACTGCAGAAGTTCTTCATCAACAACCGAAAATAGACCATCAGAAAAAGTACAGCACCTACTTAGGGTTATCTCTGTCTGGCGTCGAACCGTGCGAACCGTGGGTACAATTCGGCCCGCAACTGGAACAACAACAATGCTACGAACTCCAACTCGAACGTCGGTTTCCGCCCCGCCTTGTAGGTTATTACGTCATCTGCGGCTACGGCTTCAGGTGCGTGTCCTTGTTATACTTCAAGGGAGAGGTAATCCTTCGCCATGTTGAGAAACGGCGTAAAAACAGTGACTGAGCTTCGCCCGCCCTCTCGTATTGGGAGGCAGAGGGAGGTCTACAATGTGGGTAGCAACCCGCGTCATGGGTGCCAAGCCGTTCTAAAAGGAAAGGATGCCACGAATGACGAAATTCCCCATTATGCTCTACAACACGAAGAGCACCAAGAAGGCCCTCGTGCCGCCGATCCCACCGCCCTCCAGCTATGAGGACGCCGTGGGCTGGGCAGCGATTGAGGCGGGCTACAAGACCGCCTTGCGGGGCAGCCGCAAGTTCACACGGGAGGCTGTGCTCTACGACCTCTACTCCGAAGTGAACAACGTGCGCCTATGGCGCGATCTCAAGAAAATTGAGAAAACGAGACAGGCGGGCGTTAGTGAGTACACGCCGGGAAAGTATCGGCACAGGATCATCGTGGAGCCGAAGGAGCGCAGCCTCCACATCCCGCCGCTGCGGGATAAGATCGTGCAGCTCGTCATCCATCAGGAGCTGCAGACGCTCTTCCGCCCGGTATTCGTCAACCGTTCATTTGCGTGTATGTACGGAAAAGGCCCCATCCGAGCCGCCTTCAACGTACAGCACGACATGAGGGTCGCCCGCATGAAGTGGGGCGACGAGGCGACGGTCATCAAGATCGACGTCCGCAAGTTTTTCTACAGCATCGACCGCAGCGTGCTCAAGCAGATCATCGCGAAGCGGTTCAAGAAGCTCAAGAAGAAGTACCCCGAGAAATACGAGGACTTCCTCCGTTTTTACAGGCTTCTTTGCAAAGTGATCGACAGCTCGCCGGAGGGCGAGAGAGGGATTCCACTGGGGAACGTGAGTTCTCAGGACTTCGCCAACATCTACCTCAACGAGCTCGATCAATTCTGCATCCGCTTCCTCGGTGCGACGCTCTACACGCGCTACATGGACGATGTCGTCATCATAGCGCCGGACAAGGAAATCGCCCGGGAGTGGTTAGCAAAGATCAAGGTGTTCCTCCAAGAGAGACTGCACCTTGAGACCAACCAAAAGACCAAGATTTTCTATGTGCGGCAGGGCGTGAACGCCTACGGCTTCAAAATCAAAGCGACGCACCTGCTTCTCCGTACCGAGTCGAAACGGCGGGAGAAGCGGCGCATCAAGCGGATGATGGAGAAGCTGCAGGAGGGCACGATCACGAAGGCGGCGATCGTTCAATCGGTCAACTCGTGGCTCGGCTTCGCCCGGTGGGCTTGCGCCTACAATCTGGCGAAGAAGATCTTCGCTCCCTACCGCTTCATCAAAACGGAAGGAGAGCTACCTTATGGCGCAATATCTCGGAACCGTCAAGCTCGGCGGATTCTACAACAACGGCGCGGCGCTGGCAAGACCTACAAAGCCGTGGCATAACGACAGCGCACCCAGCGGAGCGTCCAGTGCGGGCAATATCCCCTCGATGTCCGGCAGCATTTCAAACTACAGCTTCGGCAACACGCCCTCGGACGACGCGAAGAAGCTCCAGTGGGTGAAGATCAAGGACGGCGACAAGACGCTGCTCATCTGTGACCGTGTCATCCTCGTCAACGTCACATGGAACGACCTGAACAGCGCGGGCTGGATCTTCGGCAAGGAGGTCACCATTGACGGCGCAAAGTACAAGCTCCGCTCCCTGACGGGTGGCAGCAACTACCGCAATACCTCCGACGCATACGCGGGCGGCACGCCCACCAATAACGAGTGGGACAGATTCATCACCCGCGAGGAGGTCATCACGGGCCTCCCGGCTCCTGTGTCCTCCGACCTCGACAGCAACCTCAACTCGACCGACTTTAGCAGCACGCATAACGCCCTCTGGAATTGGGCGGGTGTCTATACTTGGTGTCAAGAGACGTATTCCTCGAATACGTCGTACCGTGCGCTCCGTGGGTACTATTCGGCCCGCTTCTGGTTCCACAACTATGTTACGTACTCCAGCTCGCACGTCGGTTTCCGCCCCGTCCTTGAAATTCTGAACACTGACCCTCTGATCTCTGACAGTGACAGAGATCTCGGAGATAAGAACAGCAATTTCACGATCACCTACACGGTCGATGACGCCGACTCCGGCGACGTCTTGACGGCGACGGAGTCGCTCGATGGGCAAACGACGAAGTCGTTTGCCCCGACGCGAAATTTGGTAAACACCATCTCCGTCGATGTCGATTCCCTGAGCCTCGGCAAGCACACTGTCAAGGTCGTCGTCAGCGATGGGCAGGGCGGCACAGCGACCCGGACGTGGACGTTCACCCGCACCAACTCCGCCCCGACCATTTCCGGCAGCGACGGCAACCTCGGGGATAAGAACCTCGGCTTCACCTACGCCTACACCATCGACGACGCGGACGGCGACACGCTGACCGTCGTGGAGGAGCTCAACGACGAGACGATCCGCACGATCAACAACGCGCCCAAGGGCGAGGAGCTGACCGTGACGATCACCTCGGAAAAGCTCTACGCGCTGGGCCTCAATTCGGTCAACACCCTCAAGATCACCGTCACGGACGGCAAGGGCGGCACGGCCTACCGCCGTGTCACCTTCAAGCGCACGAACTCCGCGCCGACGATCTCCGGACAGGACAAGGCCCTCGGTCTGAAGAACGGGAGCTTCGCGGAGAACTACACCGTGAGCGACGTCGAGGGCGACAACGTGGTCGTCACCGAGTTCGTGGACGATGTGCAGATCCGCAGCTATCAGGCGACGCTGGGACAGCAGGAAACGATCGAGCTGACCCGAGAGAAGTGGCTCTCGCTGACTAACGGACAACACCAGCTCCGCATCGAGGCGGTCGACGGCAACTTCGCTACCAGCGTCCGCGTCTTCTCCTTCAGCAAGAAAGAGACGGTCATCAAGTTTGAGCTGGCCGCGCCGGAAGAGACCGACGCAGCGGCGACCAAAGTGCTTGTGACGCCGACGTGGAAGATCGAGGGCGCGGTCGCCAAGGTGGAGGCGTGCAACAACGGCTTCGACGCCGTTCCCACATGGGAGGACATCACGGCGATGGTGCAGATCAACCGCGTCTACAACTTCACCAACAAGACCAAGACCGCGAGCAAGTGGGGCGTGAATATCCGCTTCACCATCACAAAGAATGAGGGCTTCGAGGGTGAAGTCTCCATCTCGGGCTTCGGAGGTGCGTATGAATAAGGACGTGAAGTATTTGACTCCCAAAAGGTCGGTCAAGGAGATCCACGGCACGGAGCGCCGCGCCGCATCCGCTCAGGCGGTCGCCGAGCTGATGTTTGTCAAGGCGGCACAGGAACAGCAGCTCGACGAGACCACGATCGCCGAGTACCCCGACCTCTTCGTGGAATGGGACGCCAACTGGCGCGGCAAGCAGGGTGACATCGTGCAGGACGAGGGCAACCTTTACCGCTCCATCCATGACGTCACCAACGAGGGCCAGAACACCAAGCCCTCTGCGACGCCCTCCATGTGGACGCGCATCGGCAACCCGCTCGACGAGTTCCCCGAGTGGGTGCAGCCCATCGGCGCACACGATGCTTACGCCAAGGGCGACAAGGCTTCTCACAACGGCAAGAACTGGGTGAGCACCGCTGACAACAACGTGTGGGAACCCGGCGTCTATGGGTGGGAAGAAGCCACTCAGGCGACCGCTGTGGCCGCCGACGAGGGCGACGGCGAGTAACTACTACCCCTTGGGCTTAGACGGCGCAGGAGGGGCGGCAAAACCGCTCCTCCGAGCGCCAAAAAAGCCCGCTCCTTTGCATGGGCGGCTCCCGGCTTTTTCGGGGGCCGTCGATGCATTTGAGCGAGCTCGGAAATGCTTCTTAGAATGGCACTATTTTTTCTCAATTATCCTGTCCGAATTTCTCAAAAATCGTGTCGCGCTACACCCAAATTGTAGAACATTGTGGTATTATGGGATAGAAAACCATTTGAAAAAATGTGTGAGATTTGAGTTCAAAAGTTGTGTATATAGGTGAAAGGGCAAATTATGGAAAAGACAGATCAGGCGGAACGCCGAAGCTGTTTGGCAGAACGGTAGGAGTGAGAGCCGTGCAGAACGGCGGCCAACGCAACCGCCAGGGTGGAGATGTGGGCCAGTGTATTGAGGTTTGCCGCGCTTGTTCCGTTGCGCACCCACAGCCGTTCCTGACCTGTGGATTTGAAACGGGAATTGTAACGCTCACACTCTGTACGCAAGGCGTATGTCCTCTTGAATGGCACAACGCAGTCGGGAGCGCTATTCGTGAACCCGGACAAAAATATATGCCTGAGCTTGTGGAAAACTGACTTAAATAAAAAGTGGAGACACATTTGCCAATCGCGAGTGCGCCTCCACTCATCATTTCAATCGGATAATCTGCTTGTAGAGCATTACGAACTTTTTCTCCACCACCATGTTTTCGTGGTAGTGCCCGAAGAACCAGTATTGGAATCGGCAGTGTTCCCGAACCTCATCGAGGAACTCCGTCAGGGTATCCCGCCTGAATAGCCCGCCGCTGAATGTTTCCTGAATGGTGCTTGGGGAGCAGTGGGTGATGATGTAGTCCACATCCCAGCCTGCTTTGTCCAGTGCTTCTCTTGCGGTCCGGTATTCGTCCTCACTGGGCAGTTCCTTTTTCCACCAGGATCGGTGGTTGATTCGGTAGAGAGCCCCCGCGGCGTTGAGCTGCCGGAGCTTTCGCTCGTAGTTCGGATCGTCTGGTTCCAGAATGCCGTCCCGGATGTCATGACTGCTGGCCCCGCCCATGGTAAAGACTTTCTTTCCACAGATCTCGTAGAGCTGTCCTCGCATCAGGTGCAGGACGCTGGGACGGATCGGCTGCACCAGCCCGCCGTGCCACACACTTGTCGGGTAGCTGCGGAGCAGATCATAGTTTTCGTGATTCCCACTGACGAACAGGGTGGTGAATGACCTGTCTTCCAGCCAGTCGAGCCATTGTTGTTCAATCTCACTGCCATCCCAGACGCCGCCAAAGTCGCCACAGATGATGAGGTAATCGTCTTTGGTCAGGCCCCCTTGCTCGCGGAATGCCACAGGGCGGAGCCTGCTGAAATCACCGTGGGTGTCACCGGTCATAAAAATTGCCATCTTTTTTCGCCTTCCCTTTTTATTGTAATCCTTGCTCGAGCACCACATCGGAGTCTCTAAACTGGATGCGGATCGTGTCGGCGTCCTCGACCGTGATCTTCTGAATGATCTGCCGGACGAACTCATCGTCGAACTCCGTGTAGCCCTCGCTGCATTCGATCAAGCTGTCCCACATTTGCTGGCGCTTGGCAACTTGTTCTTCCAGACCGACTTCTTCCTGCTGGGTCTCTAAAATTTGTTCCTTGAGAGATGCCTTCTCATCCGTCAGGGCTTTCATTCTGGCGTTCAGATCAGCGTCAGCCATGTTGGCCAGCAGCATGTCCAGCAGATCAGCCTGCTCATGGCTGACTTCGTCGAGGCGGCGCTTCAGCGTCAGCAGTTTTGTACCGGTCTGAGTCAGCGCCTGCTTGGCTTCCTCCACCATCGCCAGCACATCGGGGCAGACCTCCTGCCGGATGGCTGCGTACTCGTTCATGGCGTTGAGGATGGCACTGTGGAGCTTGCCTTCATCCAGCGTAGGCGAGGCATGGCAGTATTTTGTACCGAACTCCAGCCGGGAGACACACCGCCAGACGATGCGCTTTTTTCCGTCTCTGGCCCATGTCACTCGCTTGTAGGGGGAACCGCACTCACCGCACACCAGCAGTTCCGTCAGGGCGTATTTGCCGGAATATTTTCCGAGTTCCGTCTTGCCGCTCTTTTGCAGCACCTTTCGCTTGCTGGAGCGGCGCGTCATTTCTTTCCGCACCAGATCGAATGCCTCTCTTGAGATGATGGCGGGGTGGTTGTTTTCAACATAGTACATGACGCGCTCACCGCGGTTTTTTCGAACCTTCTTGGAGAGGCAGTCCGTAACATAGGTTTTCTGCAGCAGAGCATCCCCAATGTACTTTTCGTTGGTCAGAATGTTATGGATGATGGCGGGTGACCAGCACTCCACACCCTGGGCTGTGGGAACACCGTCCTCGTCCAGCTCCCGTTTGATCTTACCTAATGTGCAGCCGTCCAGATACCTGCGGTAGATGCGGCGGACGATTGTGGCTTCCTCCGGCACGATCTCCGGCTGGCCGTCCTCGCCCTTGCGGTAGCCCAGCATTTTCTTATATTGAAAGTGGACATTGCCTGCCTTTGCGCTTTTCTCTTTGCCCCATGCAACATTTTTGCTGAGTGACTCAGACTCTGCCTGGGCAAAGCCGCTGAACAGGGTAACCAGGAACTCACTGGATTCCGTAAGAGTATTGATATTCTCCTTTTCAAAGTACACGCCGATGCCATTGGCTTTAAGAAGTCGGACCGTATCCAGACAATCCACCGTGTTTCGGGCAAAGCGGGAGAGGGACTTCGTGATGATGAAGTCGATGCGGCCACGCTTGCAGGCGGTAATCATCTTATTGAACTCCGCTCTCTTTTTGAGGCTGGTTCCGGAGATGCCCTCATCTGCGTAAATGCCCGCCATCTCCCAATCAGGGTTGTCCTGAATCTTCTGGGTGTAGTAGGTCTTTTGGGCTTCATAGCTGTTGAGCTGTTCCTCGCTGTCGGTGGATACGCGGCAGTAGGCCGCCACACGCATCTTGCCATCGTAGTTTCTAAGTAATTCTTCCGGCTTCCTGGTCGGTGGGATTTCCCGCACACGCCGTTCTAAAGTGGTTGTTGCTGCTTCCATGGTTATTTGTCCTTTCCAGTGAAGTTATCATCTGTAAATGTGAGGCTCACCGTAGCGTCAGACGCGACGGTGATATAAGAGACCACCCGGCGAAAGCGGAGCCAATCCACTTCTACTGGGCAGTCTGAGGGTTCACATTCAGAAATAGGCTGGGGGCAGCAGTCATATCGCGCGGCTGCACCCTGTAAAATAAGGCTCATTACAGCTTCGGGCGAGTCAGGGCGTTCAAGTCCGCGGTTGATGGCGTTGTTCAGTCGGATGACCTCCGCGGAGGGAGCATAAGCATCCGGCCCTTGGCATTTGTGCGCCTGAAGCTGGCGAGCAACCTCTTGGATCGTAGCATCGGCGTCCAGAGTGACGGCAATACCACAGCATTCGCATTTGAGGTACAGCTTGCTGCTGTCCTGCCAGCGACCACCCAGACGAACCATCTTTCCGTTGCAGGTGCATCGAAAGTAGGGCTTTAACCGGTCAGCGACCGTCACCTCTTCGGACACCTGCCGCCTGTCATTCTTTTCTGAGATCTTGTCCTGCACAGCTTGGAAATCGGTTTCCGCGATCATCACGGGATAACCGTCTTTTCCTGTGTAGCGGGCATTTTCCAACATGCGCTTTATCTTATGCTTGTTCCAAAGCGGCACTTCAGAGCTGTATGGAACGCCCTGTCGATTCAACGCATCGGAGATGTCTTGGTAAGATGCTCCTGAACTGTAGAGGGTGAACAGCATCTGAACGACCCGCTGTTCTGCTGGAACGATCGTCAGTGCACCGCCAAGGATCTGGTATCCATATAAAATCTTGCGTTTTGTCATCTTACCGCCACCTCCAATCGCTCCCCCAGTTCCAGCCCGCCATAGAGTCGGAAACGAATCTCTGTTTGAGATTCCGCGATGATCTTTTCCACGAGACTTTCGAAGAGATCATCGTCGAAGTCATCCATCTGTTCCGGCCCATCAAGAATCGTCTGCCGCACCTTCCGAAGCGCGTCCATGACCTCGTCCAATGTTTCATTCTCCACCAGCCTGCGCCGTTCCCTGCGGAGCTGCGCCAGCTTGGCACTGATCACATTCATGCGAGCCGTGCAGGTATCGGCGTCCAGCAGGCCATTGACACGCAGGGTGCTGATTTTATGGCTTTCCTCTGTGGCTTCCGCGATGGCCCGGTTGATGGTCAGGGTTTTCGGGTTATTCTGCTGCAGGACGGCGTCAAGGGCGTTCATCTGCTCCATAGCGGGCTTTAGGATTGTGTCGGCATTGCACTTGAGCTTGCGGTACATCCGCAGGAATGCAGCGCGGATCTCGCTCTCCGGAATGCGGCCTACGTGGCAGGCATCGGCACTGCGGTCATGGGTTCGGCAGACCCATGTTACATATCCGTTTTTGCTGGTTCGGCGCAGAAACACCGTCCCACAGTTCCCACATAGGATTTTCCGGGCGAATGGACTTCTCTCTCGGTGCCTTTTCTCTTTTTGTGCTTTCTTGCGCAGCAGCTCCTGCACTTTTTCAAAGGTATCACGGTCAATGATGGCCGGATGACTGTTTTCGACATAGTATTGCATCCGCTCCCCCTGATTGCGCTTTTGCACGAATGGGAAGCCGCAGCTATAGGATTTCTGGCAGAGCGTGTCTCCAATATACTTCTCGTTGGTCAGCAGGTATCGGATGCTTGTCTCCTGCCATTTCTCGGCACCATTCTGCGTCGGAATGCCTTTTGCCGTCAGTTGCTCCGCAATCCATTTGGAGCTGTTTCCTTTGAGATATGCATCAAAGGCCCAGCGTACCGCAGCCGCTTCTTCCGGCAGGATCTCAAGGTTTTTCTTGTCTTTGATCCGGTATCCGTAGGGGGCGCTGCAGGTGATGAATTCTCCGCATTCCATGCGGTGCTGGTAACTCAGACGCTGGTTTGCTGAGATGGATAGGGACTCCTGCTGGGCCAGAGAGCCGGAAACGCTCACCATCAGTTCTGTGGTGAGCGTTCCTGTGTCGATATTTTCTTTTTCAAATCGGACGGTGACGCCCATACCGGAGAGTTCTCGCAGGGAGGCGAGACATTCTTTGGTGTTGCGGGCGAAACGGGCTACTGACTTCACCAGAATGCGGTCGATCTTGCCTTTTCGGCAGTCCCGCATCATCCGGTTAAAGTCATCACGCTTGTCCATGCGCGTGCCGGTGAGGCCCTCGTCGGCGTACACATCCACCAGCTCCCAGCCGTCGTGCTGAGCGATCACCTCGGTGTAGTTGCGGATCTGGGCCGCATAGGAATGCAGCTGATCCTCAGAGTCTGAGCTGACACGGCAGTAGGCGGCGACACGCAGGTGCTCCGGCACAAGCGCGTTGGGTTCGATCACTTTCACTGTGGCCATCAGCGTTCCTCCCGCTGGTGGGCAGCCATCGCTTCGCTGCGGTTCACGCAGCCATGCAGATCTTCGATAAAGGTGTTCAGGGCAGACGGGCTGTCAAACCCGTTGATGTAAACAACGCCGTCATTCTGCGTGTACTTGTCACCGTCCTGATACCCCAGCTTTTTCGCCTGTGCCGCTTCAAGGATGTCGATCCAAACAGAACCGTCTTTGCGGTAAATTTGTTTTAAATAATACTGGTATTCCACACTGTGTCCTCCTTGCATCTTTTTGGGCAACACACAAGCTACCACACTATCCGCGGAATAGCCAGCA